AAAAACTTTTACAGCTTAAAAAGGTTTGGAACGATGAACGCAGAGCAAGGGAAGACTCAGCTAAAGAAGCTAAAGAGGCTGCCCGTGTAGCACAGCAATTGCTTGCGGAAAATCAAAAACTCAAAACTAAATTAAGCGCTGGCGAGCAGACCTTGCACACCAAGTACAAGGAAAACATAGCCCATGAATTAGAAAAGGCTAAGTCGGAATACAAGAACGCATATGACTCTGGCGATTCAGATCGTCTTGTAGAAGCTCAAGAAAAGCTCACCAAAGTACAGCTTGAATCCCAACAGGTGGAGCAGTACAAACCAGAATTTGCAGAAGACACTTTACAAAATGAAGAAACTCCTGTACAAATACAACAACAACCTCAAAGATTGGACTCAAAAACCCAATCTTGGCTGGACAAAAACAGCTGGTATGGGGTTGATGAAGACATGAGCTACCTAGCGATGGGTGTTCATAGACGCTTGGAAAGAGAAGGAGTTCCGATAGGATCTGACCACTATTTCAAGGTCATTGACACAGAAATGCGTCAAAGATTCCCAGAGAAATTTGGGGTCGCAGAAGAGACCAAATACTCTTCGGAGACGGAGGCCAAAACCTCTGTAAAAACTAGTAAACCGAGCACGGTAGTTGCGCCAGCGACTAGGTCTACCTCTCCAAAAAGAGTCAAACTTACGCCAACGCAAGTACAACTGGCTAAGAAATTTAATCTAACACCAGAGCAATACGCTCGTGAACTTACTAAACTGGAGTCCCAAAATGGCTGAAAACAGAAAACCTCGTGAAGTAGAAACCCGTCAACAAGACATGCGTCCCCAGCAGTGGAAACCGCCTGAATTGTTGCCAGAACCAGACAAGCAGGCAGGATTTGCTTACCGCTGGATCAGAACTTCTACTTTAGGTACTGCGGACCCTCGTAATCTCTCTGCCAAACTCAGAGAAGGATGGGAACCTGTACGGATAGAGGAGCAACCGAAGTTCCAACTGCTAGTTGATCCCAATAGTCGTTTTAAGGACAACATTGAGATTGGCGGTTTATTGTTATGCAAAACTCCAGATGAGTTTGTTGGACAACGTAATCAACATTACCGAATCCAAGCAGAAAGTCAGATGGACGCTGTAGACAATAATCTTATGCGCCAGAATGACCCAAGGATGCCGCTCTTTAATGAGAAGAAATCCACGGTGACTTTTGGAAAAGGTTAATTTTTAATTTAGGAGTTATAAATGGCTTATCCTACCGTAGACGGACCCTATGGGTTCAGACCGATCAATTTGATCGGTGGTCAGGTATTTGCTGGTCAAATTCGCTCAATTCCCATCGCCTCAGGCTCTGGCACATCCATATTTTTTGGTGATGTCGTGCGTCTGAACACAGGCGGTACTTTGAGTCGTGTTTCTACCACTGATTCTGCGACCGATGCTGTTGGTATTTTCATGGGCTGTCAGTTCACAAACCCAACTACCAAGCAGCTCCTTCAACAGCAATACTATCCTGCAAGCACTGTTGCTTCGGATATCGTTGCATTTGTGTCTGACGATCCTGATGCTTTATTTAAAGTAGCAGTTCTCTCGTCATCAACCGCTATTGGCGGATTGGTTCAGACTGATGTAGGTAACAACGTTGGTATCTTTACCACCGCTGGTTCTACAACTTCTGGTGATTCAAACGAAGGTGTACGTAACGCTACTAGCGATTCAGTAACAACTCTGCCATTCCGTATTATTGCGGGTGTTCCAGAGACTGTTAATGCCGCTGGTTCTTTCACTGAGGTAATCGTCAAGTTTAACTTTGGCGTCCATACCTATTACAGTGCAACCCCTGTCGCAACAGCAGCTTAAGGAGCAATTAAATGGCTATTTCTCGTGCCCAACTACTTAAAGAGTTGCTCCCTGGCTTGAACGCATTGTTCGGTTTGGAGTATGCAACATATGGTGAACAACACAAAGAGATCTACGAAACTGAGACCTCTGAGCGTTCGTTTGAAGAAGAAACCAAACTGTCTGGCTTCTCAGCTGCACCAGTCAAAAACGAAGGCTCTGCCATCGCTTATGACAATGCACAAGAGGCATTCACAGCACGTTACAACCACGAAACCATTGCTCTCGGCTTCTCCCTAACGGAAGAGGCAATCGAGGACAACTTGTATGACAGCCTATCCGCTCGTTATACCAAGGCTTTGGCTCGTGCTATGGCTTATACCAAACAGGTTAAAGCCGCTGCTGTGTTAAACAACGGTTTCACCAACTCTGCCCAATATTACGGTGGTGACGGTGTACCTTTGTTCTCGACATCACACCCACTGGTTTCTGGTGGCACTAACAGCAACACTCAGTCTACCGCTGCTGATTTGAACGAAACTTCCTTGGAAGCTGCCGTTATTCAGATCGCTGCTTGGACAGACGAGCGTAGTTTGTTAATCGCTGCAAAACCACGTAAGTTAATTGTTCCACCCGCACTACAGTTCGTTGCAACCCGTTTGCTCGAAACCCAATTGCGTGTTGGTACAACTGACAACGACATCAACGCTTTAGTAAACAATGGTTCGATCCCAGAAGGTTATTCAGTTAATAACTACCTGACCGATCCAAATGCTTACTTCCTCTGTACTGATGTTCCAAATGGTATGAAGCATTTTGTTCGTACTCCTTTGAGCAACAGCATGGACGGTGACTTCGATACTGGTAACGTTCGTTACAAGTCTCGTGAGCGTTACAGCTTCGGCTGGTCTGATCCCCTCGGTATGTGGGGTTCACAAGGCGCTTAATGTGCTAAAAAAGGGGAGCCAAAAACTCCCCTTTTTCTTTTATTTGTAGTAAGATTGTTTCAAGACTAGGACTAATTTGTCCATATCAGCCCGCCTAGGGGACGATGCACCGATGATATGGGTTTATGTGCATATAAGGAGAACCTCATGGGTTTCGCTACACACCTAGGTCCTTGGTTATTAGGGACTGTTAAAAACACCACTGGCACTACTGCTGGTTCTATTCGCAACACAGGCTGCACCGTAGTTGCTCAAAATGCTACTTTAGGATTTGCCAACGGAGCAACAAACGTATTCACAATTCCTGCTGGAGCTTTAATTACAGGCTTTCAGTTAATCACTACAACAGGCTATGCTGGCGGTACAACCCCAACAATTACCCTGTCTAGTGGTGCTACTACTATTACCTCTGGATTAACAAACCCATCCGCAGCGGGCGTGTCTAGCTTTACTATTGCTACTACTGGGGCAGCTTTTATGGCTAACGTAGGAACTACAGACGCTATCATTACTGCTACTTTAGCTGGTACATCTACTTCAGGTGCATCAGTTTTGGTTGCTACATATGTGGTTCGTAATTCTGATGGCGGTCAGTTCCAAACGACCTTTAATAATTAATCTGGCGGGTTAGGGTTTTCCCTAGCCCACTTAACATCTTAGGAGATTAATTATGGCAATGCAATCAGATGTACAAGCGTCAGCACCGCTAACTGCGACTGGACAAGTCACTAATAATGCTGGTACTCCCGCCAATTTAGGGCGTATCCGTATTAAAAGCCTTTATGTAGTACCAGGATCAACCGCTGGTTCTGTTGTCTTTAGAGATAACGGAGCAAGTGGAGATATTCTTTTGACCCTAAATACCCCAGCCGTAGCAAATGCTGGTGCATATAGCGTCATTATTCCTGGCGAAGGTATTTTGGTTGAAACTAATCTACACGGCACTGTAAGCAATACAGCGTCTGTAGTTGTCTTTTACGGATAAAAAATGTCAGAACCAGTACAAGCACAAGGTTCATTTAATTTAGTAGGCAGGAAGATCATGCTTGGTCTTCCCGCTTACGACTTTAAAGTTTCTGTAAAACTAGCTATCTCATTAGCCCAGTTTTGCGTAGAAGCACCTAAACATGGAGTACAAATCCAGATCTGCAACATTTCTGGGTGTTCCGTAGTTTCTCGTGTAAGAAACTTAATAGCTAAAGATTTTTTAGCCTCAGACTGCACGGATCTAATGTTTATTGATTCAGACATCAACTTCAACGCAGAAGACATTTTCCGTTTAATGGCTTGGAATATAGATCCTAAGAAGGGTATCGTAGGCGGTGTTCCTGTAGCCCGTAAGAAACAAAAAACTTACATTTCTACATTAGAGCAAGATGCCGATGGCGGTATTTATATGAATGCCTATGGTTTAGTTAAAGCTAAACGCATCGCCACCGCCTTTATGTTGATTCGTAGAGAAGTATTTGAGACCCTCAGAGACAATCATCCTGAGTGGAAGTACCATGATGACCGAGTAGAAAACGGACATCCAGACAAGTTTTGCTATTCATTCTTTGACTTTAAATCCACTCCAGAAGGCTATGTAGGCGAGGACTATACGTTCTGCGACCGTGCTACTGAGCATGGCTATGAGGTATGGATTGATCCTACAATTAAGTTAAATCACATGGGCATTACTGAGTTTGAAGGATCATTTGGTGAGGACTATTTATATCCTCTTATTAGACCTATTGACTCCAAAAAGGATGTCGCATAATGGTTACTAAAAAGAAAGGACCCTCTCTTGCGATTGGTCGTGGTGAAAAGCTGCCTGTATCTAAGGGTGCTGGGCTTACCGCCAAGGGTCGTGCTAAATATAATAAAGCGACTGGCTCGAATCTAAAGGCTCCACAGCCAGAAGGTGGCGCTCGCAAGAAGTCTTTCTGCGCTCGTATGTCTGGAATGCCTGGACCAATGAAAGATGAAAAAGGCAGACCTACTCGTAAAGCAGCTTCTTTGGCAAGATGGAAGTGCTAAACATGAGCCAAGAAATGTTATATCTATGGAACGCTGTCTTAACATTAGCAGGAGTTCTTGTTGGTCTTTGGGCAAGAGAAAAGTCCTCTGAACTGGCACGTCTTAACATCCTATTAAATAAAACCCGTGAGGAGGTAGCTCGTGATAACGTCACTAATGCAGAAATTGACAAAATTATGGCTCATATTGACCAACGCTTTAACAAGCTTGAAGTCAAAATTGATCAGCTTATTCAAGGGAAAATAAATGCCTAGCGTCAGCAAAAAACAGCACAACCTAATGGCAGCTGTGGCTAATAACCCAAAGTTTGCTAAAAAGGTTGGCATTCCTAAATCTGTTGGAGAAGATTTTATGGAAGCTGATAAAGGTAAAAAGTTTAGAACTGGTGGATCTACTAATCCATCTAAAGGTAAATTCAACAAACCACGGTCTAATCATGGGATGATGCAATTACCAAATTTTAGTTTAGAAAAGTATGCTGGTAAAAAAGACGGTGGAATTTTGAAAGGAAAAGAAATGAAAGAATCTAAGATGATGGTTAAGAAAGAAGTTGATTTTATGAAGAAAAAGGGCGCTCCTAAGTCCATGATTAAACATGAGATGGCTGAGGCTGGTATGAAAAAAGGCGGTATGGCCCATTCAGACGTTTCTAAAGACAAACCAATGATGAAGAAAGTTGCTGCCAAGGCTGTTAAAGGACATGAGAAGCGTATGCATAGCATGGCTAAAGGCGGTGGCATTGAGATCAAAGGCAAAACCAAAGGCAAGATGGTCAAGATGAACAAAGGCGGGTATTGCTAATCATGGCTAATTTCCCAGACCTTAACGATGACGGCAAAGTAACTCGTGCTGACGTTCTTAAAGGACGTGGCGTTCCAGGCTTTAATAAAGGAACTGTTGTTAAAGACGAGCTGCCACAAGAGATGGTTGATCGCCTCGCCCGTGAGGAGAACGAAGCTAATCCTATGGTTAAGTTACGGGATAAGATCTTTGGTCCAGAAAAGAAAAAGCCAGAACCAGTTAAAAAAGCTAAAGGTGGAAAAGTTTCCAGCGCTTCTAAGCGAGCTGATGGATGCGCTATTAAAGGCAAAACTAGAGGAAAGATGGTGTAACTATGGGATTCAAACTCGGAGATATTAGTCCTGTTGTTGGAATGGTAACTGGTGAAGGCATGACGGGCAATCTTATCCGTCAAGGTGTTGGTGGGTTTTTGCCTCAAATGATTGCTAAAGATGCTTATGATAGCAAGCAGCAATCAATTGCTAATAAAGCTCAAGAAGACGAAAAAAACGCACAAGCTGCAGCACAAGAGGCTGCTATGGCGGCTAAACAACAAAAAGCAGAGCAAGCAAGAAATTATGTTTCTAGTGCAAGAGAAACAGGCGGATTAGAAGGATACAAATCATATAAAAAGGGTGGAAAAGTTAAGTCTGCCTCAGCTCGTGCAGACGGCTGTGCTATCCGTGGAAAGACTAGAGCGTAATGCCAATAGAGCCTATTGACCCTTCTAAAAAAGTTGGTGATGGTAAGAGTGATAAATACACTCCTCCCAAGGAAAAGTTTGGACCTAGCGAATACGATAAAGCTGCTGAAAAAGTAAAGCAGGAGAACGAAAGGGCTAAGGCTGAAGCGCATAGAATGGCAGAAGAGCAAAGGGCAAAAGCTAAAGCTGAAAGCCCACGCACTTATGCTGAAAGATTGCAGGACATGGGAAGGTTGACTACAGGCGGTGGCGGTGTAATGCCCAAGTCAAACCGTGACATTACTAAGAATTACAAAGCTGGTGGCAAAGTTAAATCAGCGTCATCCAGAGCAGATGGTTGCGCTATTCGGGGAAGGACAAAGATATGAGACCAAGTCGTGGAATGGGCGCTATTATGCCTACTAAAATGGGCAAACCTAAGCGTAAAGCTCGTAGGGATGATACTGACTTTACCGAATATAAAAAAGGCGGGGAAGTCTGGGATAAGCCAAGACCAAAAGGTTTAGGTAAACCCAAAAAACTATCTACTGCTAAAAAAGCCAGCGCAAAAGCCATGGCAAAAGCTGCTGGTAGACCATATCCTAATCTTGTAGACAATATGAGAGCCGCTAAAAAATGACCACCTCTGGAACCACATCGTTTAACCTAGACCTTAATAACCTCATTGAAGAGGCTTTTGAGCGTTGTGGTACAGAATTACGTACGGGTTACGATATGCGGACTGCCCGCAGATCCTTGAACTTATTGACAGTTGAATGGGCAAATCGTGGTATTAACCTGTGGACTATTGAGCAGGGACAGGTTGCAATGGTTACTGGGCAAGGGATTTATCCTATTCCAGTCAATACAATTGACCTTTTAGACCATGTAGTTCGCCAGAATAACGGTGTTACCAGCAACCAGATAGACATTAATATTACCCGTATTTCAGAGTCTACCTACTCTACTATTCCTAATAAACTGACTACTGGGCGTCCTATTCAAGTCTGGTTTAATCGCCAATCAGGACAGTCTAATTCGACCGCTGTGACCTTAAACGGCACAATTGATGCTGTGACCACATCTATCACAGTTAGTGACGCCAGCGCCCTTCCTATCGGTGGCTTTGTTAAGATTGACAATGAGACAATTAGCTACGCCAACGTCATTGGTAACGTCCTAACAAATTGCTACCGTGGTCAAAACGGAACTACAGCAGCTGCCCATACGACAGGTGCAGCCCTTACAGTACAGAACCTTCCTTCTATTAATGTATGGCCCACGCCCGATGCGGGTGGCGGTCCTTATACCTTTGTGTATTGGAGGTTGCGTAGGATTCAAGATGCTGGATCTAATGGAACGGTAGAGCCAGATATTCCCTTTCGCCTATTACCTTGTATGGTGGCTGGATTGGCTTTCTATATGGCTCAAAAGCTACCAGACGGACAGGCACGAGTGCAATTTTTAAAGCAAGAATACGAGGAGCAGTGGCTCCTGGCTTCTACGGAGGACAGAGAGAAAGCCGCTTCTAGGTTCGTTCCTAGGACGACATTCTATGCCTAATAAATTTAGTAGTGGCAAATTTGCGATTGCCGAATGTGACCGATGTGGTCAGCGGTATAAGTTAAAGGAGCTTAGAAAGTTAGTTGTAAAGCAACAGATAAAGGACATTAAGGTTTGTCCTAGCTGTTGGGATCCAGATCAACCGCAATTGTCGTTAGGTATGTATCCAGTTGATGATCCACAGGCTGTACGGGAACCACGCCCTGATGTAAGCTATACGGTATCTGGAACAAGTGGTTTACAACTTAATGGAAGCAACGACACAACAGAGCAAGGCGTTGGGTTTCCAGAAGGCGGTAGTAGAATTTTCCAGTGGGGTTGGAACCCTGTTGGTGGTGCTAGAGATGATGGATTAACTCCTAATGATCTTGCCCCAAGCTGTTTGGTAGGAAGTGTAACGGTAACAACAACATAAGGAGTTGAAAATGTTTAAGAAAGACGCAGATGGAGTTGCCAAAAAAGGCAAGACCGAAGGTAAAAATCTAGGTGATAGCGGTCCTAAAGTTTTGGGTATGAAAGCTAAACCCAAGATGGGCGGTAAGAGCCAGATGGATATGAAGAAAATGGGTCGTAACCTAGCTAAGGTTAAGAACCAAGGCATGATGCGTAAAAGCGCTGGAAGAGGTCGATAATGGCTAAATATTCTAAAAAAGTAATGGGTAAGGAAGTAGGAGACGCTAAAGTCTATGCTCCTCCCCATACAATGAAGGGCAAAACAATCTCTGCCAAAGGACTAAGTTCTAAAGGCATGACTGGCGCTCAAGATATGGCTACCATGAATATCTCCGTTGACGGTATTAATAAGACTGACGGTAAGGGCGTTAACAAGTACGGCAAGATTGAGATGCGTGGTGCTGGTGCCGCAACCAAAGGCAGAATGTCTAGCGGGAAGATGGGATGAACTATACGCAGTTAACTTCTGCTATTAAAGGTTTTGCTGAGAACGACTTCCCAGCGACAGTAGGCTCTTTTACGTCTGCCGAGCAGATTGCTAGGTTTGTCCAGCTTGCCGAGCAACGCATCTATAACACGGTGCAAATGCCAGCTTTCCGTAAGAATGTTACGGGAAATGTAACAAGCGGAAATAAGTACCTAGCGACTCCTGTTGATTGGCTGGCTACCTTTAGCCTTGCGGTGATTAATGCGGCAAATGAGTACCACTATCTTCTTAACAAAGATGTTAACTTTATCCGTGAATCCTACCCAGATACGGACGCTGCGTTCTATGGAGAGCCTGAGTATTACGCTATTTTTGATAACAATAGCTTTATTTTGGGGCCTACTCCAAACTCTAACTACGCTGTAGAACTTCACTATTTCTATTACCCACAGTCCATTGTTACCGCAGGGACTACCTGGCTTGGGGATAATTTTGATTCTGTGTTGTTGTATGGTGCGCTTTTAGAAGCAGCAAACTTTATGAAAACAGACGCTGACACTATGACGATGTACAAAGGTCGTTATGACGCAGCCATGGCAGATCTGAAACAGTTGGGCGATGCTAAGGATCGTCAAGACGCCTATAGAAGTGGACAAGTGAGGTATCCAGTAAGATGATTAGCGTACAAGGGCTAGGCGAGTCTAGCGGTATCCAAGTATTTACAAAAGACCACGGTGGCTTTACCCCAGAGGAAGTCGCTGAACGGGCATTAGATAAGATTATTCAGGTAGGGGATCAGTCTCATCCCTTGGTTCGGGAGCAAGCAATTGCTTTTAGGAATCATATTCGGGAAGTTCTGGTTTTTTATATGAATGAAGCGGTAAAATTTGATCGTGTAACACTAGCTCACAAGCTACGGGAAGCTGGTCATCCTGAATTAATTAAACTTTTAGACGAATAGGAGTCAAAAATGGCGTTCACAGGCAACTTTATGTGTACCAGCTTCAAAGTGGAGCTTATGCAAGCGGTTCATAACTTTACGACTGGTACTGGAAATACCTTCAAATTAGCTATGTATGACAATAGCGCATCCTTCACGGCTGCTACCACTGCTTATACAAATACCAACGAAGTGGCTAACTCTGGTACTTATTCGGCTGGTGGCGGTACATTAACCAATGTAACCCCAACTTCTTCGGGTACTACAGCCTTTACCGACTTTGCTGATTTATCGTTTACC